GGAGATGCGGTTGCGGTCTGGGCTGACGTTCCGGGCATTGGCACGGGAGATGGGGGTCTCGGAATCGTCGGTGCATCAGTATTTTTACCGGCAGCGTGGGGGTACGGGGTCGAGTACGGTGCGGTGGCTGGTGCGGTGTGCGGAGGCGTGCGGGTGCGAGGTGGTGGTGCGGTTTCCGCCCTCGACGCGGCGTGGTCGTCGGGCGGTGATGCGGCACCCGAGGACATTGGCGGAGGTATTGACGGATGACGACATCCACGACGAGACACAATCGGACGCCTGACGGGGGGCTAGCCTGTGTGTTTGGCACGCCCTGGCTGGACCATTTTACCGATGTGGGCTGTGCGGCGTGTGACGAGGAGACAGATGCGGACACTGACGAAGAAGGAAGCGGAACAGTTTGTGCTGATGGTGCTGTCTGGTGCGCCGGTCCCTGAGGTGGTGCGCTATTTTTGCGATCCGTCGCTGACGGATGCGGAGTTGGTGCAGTATGAGGAGCAGTGGCCGATTCAGCCGGAGGTCTTGGCGGTGATGGAGCGGATGACCGGCGGGACATGGCACCGGATGAGCGACGAGGAGCGGCTGGATACGTCCCTGGCGAAGCATTACAACGAGATGGCGTATTTTCTGTGGACGACCAATTATGCCGAGATTGGCGGGTCGGATAAGCTGAAGGCCGATACGTGTCGGCAGGCGATTGAGGCCAAGGTGGCGGGGATGGCCGGACGCGAGTCCCCACTGGCGCAGTTCTATCACGATCTCCTGAGTCGCTACGACCAGCAGGGGAAAGCGGTCAACTAGCGTGATACATGCCCGCTAAACAGGTACCAGCGGCCCTCAGAGACCGTCTCATGACCGAGTTCCGGGCGTTTGTGTGCGAGAAGGTTGAGTTTGTCCCCTTTGAGCATCAGGCGCGGTGGTGGGCGACGACTGACGGCTATGAACTCAGCGAGGTGCCGGGAAATCCCGAGGGACACTCGATGCAGGTCCGACTTCCGGATGGAACGCTGGCTCAGCGAGAGCTTCGACCCCGTCCTCTGGGACGTGCCAAGGTCGTGGCGGAGTTGGGAGCCTATAAATCCGGCAAATCGGCGGGGGCTGGGATCTGGGCGGCAGGATTTGCAGCGGTCCCCCGAGCAACGGTGTATCTGGTGGGCAATGAGTACGATATGTGCGCCCCGGAGTTCGATTACATTCTCGAAGCTCTCTGTTCCGAGCGGGGGCTAAATCAGAAGTATCATTCGCTGCAAAATCGTCCGAAAGATGGCCGGATGTGGCTGGAGATGGAAAATGGAGCCAGATTTGAGGCCAGAAGCTGGGAACGCTCAGAATCCCTCAAAGGGAAAGAGGTCGATGCCTATGTCTACTGCGAAGCCTACCAGCTGCCTGGGATTGAGTGCTTTACATCCGTGTCCCAGAATTTGCGCGTGCGTGAGGGCTATGCGGTCTTTCCCACGACGCCTGATCGCCCGTGGGTCCAGATTTTTCACGATAACGGTCATGGACATCACGACTTTCCGGCGTGGGTGTGTCAGTGCGGGATTCCGGCGACGGTAAACCCCTATAGTTTTGATCAGGCGGCGATGGACCGCGATCAGCAGCTGCTGACCCGCGAACAGTTCTCGATTGCGTATCTCGGGAAAATTGGCGACTTTGTGGGTCGCGTATATCACTATCAGCGCGGAGAACGCACGTTTGGGCTGACGAGCCACCCCCAGCTATGGCATACTACGACGAAGCCTCCGAGTAAGGAGAATTTTCGGTTGCCAGCAGACTGGCAGATCGAGATTGGTGCGGATACCGGCACGTATTGTGCTGCGCTTGTCGTCGGCATGGCTCCAGACGGCACAGCGTATGTGTTGGACGAGTTAACCAATTATCGGTATGTGGCAAATACGCCGGAACTCGACGATGAAAGTTCGATGATTCGCTGGACTGACGAGTTCAAACGGATGGCTGCGCTCTGGAAGACGCGCCCCACGGCCTGGGTCGATTCTAATAGCCAGTTCAAAATGGAGTGTTTGCATCATGGGGTTCATCTGCTTGGTAACAAGCGTGGACGCGAGGTGCGAACAGAAGCGGCCCGTCAGTATTTTCAGCATGGAAAGATTTTTCTTGCGCCGTGGCTCTCGATGCTCCCCTATGAGGTGGAATGGGCGCAGTGGCCTGACAAAACCACGGCAGCGGGAAAGTATGAACGAGTCAAGACGAACGATCACGTTCTAGATTGTCTGGAACATGTGCTCTCGCGCCATCCGCGAGCAAGGCAACCCAGATCAGAACCCACGATTCAGATGGCCTTTGGAAGTGTGCAGTGGATGGGTTCTCCTATTCGTAAACGCGCAAAACGCGCCCCATCTGACAGTCATTTAGGAGGCCAGTAGTGTCTAACGATCAGCGATTACACTTGCTTGAACAGAAGGTGACGTTTATTATGAAAATGCTGTCTCTGACGGCACAGAAAAACGGGAAAGCGGAGTCACGGAGTCTCCTGAACCTTTTTGAGGAGTTTCAAAAACATGATGGAACGACTGCGACAACGCTTAAAGAGGTGGCTGAACGGTCCTTTGCCAAGCCATCCGAATCAACTCAGTCTGCTCCAGGACCGGATGGATTTTCTGGAGAAGAGAATGAACCAGCTATCAGTCCCATCTAGTCTTGAGTCTGACGAGGGACTGCTACAGGGTGTCGATGATCGAAGGCTTGAGAGTCTACCAGATGCCCATTTAGGAGCGCAATAATGCCGTTAATGGTTATTGATTTTCCGTATACTCCCGAAGGCATGCAGTTAGCACAAGTCGTGCAGCAGGGAGTTTCACAAGCAATGCCGGATGCAAAGATTCAGGTCATTGATCAGGAGGGTGCGGCTGGTGGACCTCCCGGTCCCCCGCCTGGTTCTCCTTTGCCTGGTGGTGGTCCTGGTTTGCCGGGTGGTGGACCTCCTCAGATGGGTGGACCACCTCCAATGGGTGAAGGACGACCTTCTATGGGCGGACCACCTCCAATGGGACCAGGTGCAGGTCGTGAAGTAAGAAGAAAACGATTACCGACAAATGCCTGAAAAAGAGAAGGATCTCACCGACTATACAACTGACTACAACCGGCTCCGCGCCCAGAAAGCGCGAAATGTCGGATCGGTCGAACTGAGGATTCTGACAAATCTCGCGTTTGTGTCAGGAGAACACTGGGTGGGATCACAGAATCGGGTGCTGTTTACCCGGAAGCGCGATCCGAACAAGCTCTATCTCGTGTTTAATCTCGCCGCCCAGATGCTCTACAAGATGATGGGGCGTCTCAGCAGCGTGGCTCCCGTCTTTCGCGCTCGTCCAGATAAGCAGGATCCAAAATCTATCGGGAAAACCGAAGTTGTAAACAAGCTGATTAAGGCGCTGGACGAAAAGCTCGATCAGCCTTCCAGAACGTGGGAAATTCTTTGGTGGATGTCGATTGGCGGAGTCGCGTTTGAGTATATCCCATGGGTGAAAGATGCCACGATGGAACCACTCCCGCAGTTTGATGAGGAAACCAACGAACTGATGTGGACGGATACCCAGTCGCAGGAGATTGTTCCAGAATCACAGCGACAAGAACGTCTGATGCAGGGCGCTCCTGTCGAGCAATTTGTTGTGGTCGAAGAAATGGTCCTCGCGGGGGATGTTGGCAGCGAAGTCCTGAGTCCCTTACAGGTCTTTATTGATGCCTCGGTACGATCTGTAGATGACTTATCACCGGATCAAGCCGTCTATATCGCAAAGATTCGCACGTTGGGCTGGATTGAAGCCAATTACGACGTGAGCGACGATACGATTCAGAATATCAAAGATGCGACAGAAGTGAGGATTCTCAGCACGGATCTCAAGCAATTTGGCGATCCGACCGGTTCTGTTCATCTTCAGGACTTGATTCCACGGATTCAGGGGACCGTCACATCTAATGACCCGGACATGGCAGTGGTGGTTGAACGCTATCAGCCGATTTCCGAAAAACATCCGCGTGGACGCTATTCCGCCTTTGTTCCCGGCGAACAGATGCTCCATGACGGCGATAATCCCTATGAATCCATTCCTCTGGTCGATTTTCATTGGTCTCCAACCACGACAAGTTTCTGGGGCGATGATTACATCTCTGACTTGATTGCCCCACAGCGATTCCTGAATAAACGTCTTTCCCAGCTGGGCGAACAGGCCAATGCCTCAATTTACGGCGATGAACTCCTTGGTCCCACGGTGAAGAGAGAGGACATCCCGTCTGATTATCCAGCCCCTATTGAGGGTGGACTCAATGAGGCGGGAATTAAGATGGTGCAGAGGAGAGACCCCCCAGAACTGCCTTCGTGGTTTATGCAGTCTGTGGATCTCACCCTGAAACTAATGCGTGAAATCGCGGGTGGCGTGGATCTGTTCTCTGAACAGAAGTTTCCAGGGCAATTGAGAGGCCCGATGGCCGTCCCAATGCTCCAGGAGATTATTGATACCCAGTGGGGAAACCTCTATCAGCATATCGGGCAACGGATGGCGAAAGTCAAAGATATGCGGATTAACAGAGTCAAAGAGTACTATCCACCTTACCGCACGATGCACTATACCGACCGAAGCATGAAGGATGAGGTATTCATCTTCCAAACGTCTGATATTCTCCGTGCTGGGACGGATTACTCTATTACGGTGGAACGCGGAAGTCTCGTTCCTGAGCTTCGGGCGTTGAGAGAAGCCAGGATTCGAGAACATCTCCAATCTCCTTTGAGCGTGCTCTATGTGGACGAGCGCACGGGACGGATTGACAAGGAAAAGATTGCCTCTGATCTCGAAATGGGCGATGTTGGTCGGGAAGCGAACGAATCCCAGTACCGGAAGCTTGGGATGTCCCTTGTCGAGCGTCTTTGGCAGGGGCAGCAGCTTCCAGACCATATTCCGATGCCATTCTGGAATCTTCGGGTGATCATGGACGAGCTTGAAAGTGAGATGGCGACGACAGAATTTTTATCAGCCAGCACACAGATTCAGGCCTTATTTATCGAGTTTTGGAATAAGTGTCGCCAGTATTTGATAGAAGCCTCTCAGCGTCAGCAGGAAGGCGCACAGCAGCAACAGATTCAGGGTGCAGTCGCTCAGGCGGCTCAACAAGCGGCTGCGAAAGCCGCTGCCGAGGCGATTGATTCCGCAATGGAACAAATGAAAGCCAGTGAGCGACTTTCTGGTCAGGCTCCAGAAGCCTTAGCTCAGGCCATGATGCAGCAGCAGGGCGGACGACCACAGTAGGACGGATATGCCATTCCGCAGGGTCTCCACAAACACATACAAAAGCCCTAGCGGTCGTACCTTCACAAAAAAGCAGGTCGCCCTCTATCACGCCAGCGACGGATTTCAGAATGTCCGTCGAAATAAAAAGGCCTCTAAGTCCCAGACCACGCAACGGAAATCTTGACAGGCTTTTCGTTCGTTCTTATACTGCCAGTACTGCCCCGTCCATAGACGACGAATACGGCACGCGAATACGTTGAAGGGATTCTCTGGCAAGGGAATATCCCGGCTAACACTCGCAATCCACTCGACCGAGGAGGATCGATGGCAGACGACGAAACACTTAATGCTCCAGACGAAGGAGCGGAGAACCAAACCGAACCCACAGGGGGTGACGCAGAAGACTCCGGATCCTGGCCGAAAGAGGCTCAGGCAGAGTTTACCAAGAAAACACAAGCACTTGCCGATGAGCGCAAGCAGTGGGATTCTCAGCGTGCTCAGCAAACGCAGCAGTTGCAGCAATATGCCCAGCAGTTGCAGCAGCAACAGTACGCACATAAAGCGGCACAGCAATATGCTCCACAGCAAAGCCAGCAACCACAATCATCGATGCTGGATCAATTGCGACAGATGCCGTATTTGGATGGAAATACCGCTGCTCAGTTGATGGAACGTATCGTGAATGAGGGGATAAATCCTCTTCACCAAACGATCAAGCAACGCGATCAGGCACTTGGGCAGGCCTATAAAGACTTAAAAGACCTGCGTGATGTGGTTGGCAGAGGCCAAGGCAAGCAAGCGGAAAAAGACTTGGAATCTCGATTTGTGCAGCTTCGTCAAGATAACGGACTCCCGGATGAAGAGGCTGTTAATGAGTTCTTGCGAGATGTGTATTATTCGCATGAGGGCGACGATCTAAACGAGAAGTATCCCGAAATGGCCCGTAACCGCATTGATGGATTACGGAAAGTTTTTCGGGAGATGGATCGAAAGGAAGCGTTAAAAGCCAAGACATCGGCCTTCCCGTCAAAGGGGGGCCAGTCATCATTAACGAGCGGAAAGACGGGCGGCTACAAAAGTCCGGCTGACCGTGCCGACGAACTCTGGCCGATGATGAATCCGGGACAGTCTGAATAGTGTCACCGCCGTAGGGTCGAAGGAGTAATAGCCTTATGGCAAGCACCACAGATGTTATTGAAGCCCTGAAATACACCTATGGGGTGGATCAGGTGCTGTATCTCGTCAACCAGGAAGTCGTCTGCTGGAATATGTTCCAGAAGATGAAAAAACCGATGGCTGGTCGAGGACAGTTCTTGATGCCCATCATGGTGAAAAACCCCGGTGCGTGGAGTGGATTGGCAGAAGGCGGGGCATTGCCCTCCAATATCGATCCCGACACGACCGAGGCATCATTCAGCCTCCAGGAATATGCGGGGCTGTACAATATGTCATGGAAGCTCATTCAGGACGCGAGGAACTCGAAGTTTGCGTTCCAGACGGCCCTGAAGATGATGGAAGGTGGCTTCCGCCGACGTATTTTGAAGCTCATCAATGCCGACCTGATTTCTGATGGACTCGGCAAG